AGGAGCTCCTGGCCCCGGGACTGAAGAGGATAAGGCAAAGATTAAGGCTGGGTTGGAGAAGCACAAGTTTCTGCATGTTATCATGCAAGATGATGACCCTGGTGAGGATGTGGCTGAGCTTCTACCTGATGGTCGTGTCCATTATATGGGGTGGGGGTCCATGGGTGGGGGTCACGAGGATGCCGTTGGTGAGCGAGAGCTGTCTTTTGATGAGTTCTGGGAAGAGAATAAGTATATGGCTGGCTGGTGGGTAAAGGCTGCTGAAAGTGACAATGGCGCTGTATCTGATGGTCCTGATGCCGTTGGTGGCCCCGCCACTATTGCTGACATGCAGGCTGAGGCTGATGATTATTATGATGTGGGAGAGTCAGCTAAGAAGCCTGCTAAGGGTCCTATTGATGAGGCCGTAACCCAGAAGCGCAAGTGGAATGAGGATGGGTCGGTTGAGGAAGAGACCACCTGGGATGATGACCCCAAGACTGAGCCTGTCAAGGAAGGTGATGATGACCCTGTTGAAGAGCAGGGCTTGAAGGGTTATAAGGACTTTCGGGCTTCTATCGTGGGTAAGATAAAGGTTGGTGAGGGTGAGTTCGGAGAGGCGTTTAAGAAAGCTATGCAAGAGTTGGCTGACAAGTATGCTCCTGAGTTTATGGATGTAGCAGTACAGGAGTACGAAGAGGACGAGCCGGGTGAGCATCCTCTCCAAGCAGCTCAGCGTCGGGGTGAAGCAGGCTATGAGGAGTCTCTGAACTATGGATGAGACCTTCAAAGGTCTAATGGACCGTATTAACGAGCAGGAAGGGGCCACCCAGGAGAATGGTCCCCTGCCCTATGACTGGGGCATTCTGTATGCACCTCCTAACCCGGATGGCTCCCGTAAGCAGTGCGGTAATTGCATTATGTGGTCCAAGGACAACAAGTGTACTATCCACTCGGCGGATGTAGAGGTTACCGAGAACTCCATCTGTGGCTACCATGTCTTTGGCAATCCCATGCCAGAGAGGATGGAGCATGAAGGTATGATGCCTGTTACACCTGCGCTATCTGGCCTTGAAGTTATCCAGGGTGGTACCAGTTGTGATATCTGTATGTACCACTTCCCTGATGAAGGTAAGTGCCTTGGTGCTGTAGGCGCTGATGGTAAGCTGTTGGATGTGGAACCCAAGGGCTGCTGTTCGAGGTGGGAGCCGGGGGCGGAGGTGTAGCATGTCCCGTATGTTACCACAACCAATTGTACAGACCCTTCGGCAGTACTCTACTATTGCTGTCCAGCTGTGGGGTATTGACTGCGACCTGTTCATACCAGAGTCTCCGGCATTGGATCAGGAAGAGCAGTTTGACATCTATGATGAGACTCCTGCCGCTGATGCTATCCCGGTGGAGATGATTCAGACCCAGGTCTTTATTGAGTGGTCTCCTAACATCCATAGACTCCGTGCGCTCGGTCTATATGTTGAAGATAGTGTGCCCATTGTAGCTTGGTTCGACCCCAAGCTGCCTGTGGTGCGTAAGTCATACTTCCGTATTGATATCAACTATATTCCCGAGGACTTCAATGATACGGACGAGTTCGAGGTAACAGATAATCTAATCCGTGCTATGCATGACGCAGTCACTGTCAAGGCCTTTAGCATTGCACCCCGCCGTAAAGAAGCCACTCTTCCTTAGATCACTAGTCTGGGCAGTCTGAGCAGGTGAATTAGGTAAGGGATTATGTCCTGAGCCTATCGGACTAAATGGATGCTCTAAGGAGCTATCTTGAGTATGCGTTATATGCCTCTTCGGTACCATCTGCTGCGTCCAGGTGATGTGGTATGCCTGGAACGAAAGTACGTGGTGTGCTTGGAGACGGCAGGAAACAAGGTTCTCTCTGACTTAAACGGGTCTGTCTTGAGGCTAACCCCAAGCGGTTATTTGTATCGGGGTGCTACGATGGTGGACTTGGATGAGTCTGCGGTGTCTTTCCCAAGACCGGGCCTGTCCCCTCTTGTATGGGACAGAGGTGATGATGGGGGCTACGACCTGAAGCCTGAGGTACGTGACTCTATTATGGCACGGCTTAAGTCTTATCCTGGGTTTGACCTTGTAACTGGTGCTGAGTCTATCCATATTGTGGGTAGTATCGGGACTAATCAGTATGACGATGACTCTGACATTGATGTCCACGTCGTGCCTAAGCATGAGGTTCTTCCTGTTAATATGACGGAAGAGCAGTGGGTCAACGATGTTAAGAAGTTTAACAAGGTGGGTACCCCTTTTATTGGGGACCATCCTATTGAGCTGTACCTGCAGATGAACAGGAGCCAGGACTTCCTGTCTGATGCCCTCTATGATTTCAATGAAGGGGTCTGGAAGATAGGTCCTCTTGAACAGCCGCTTGATTACAGTCCTTTTGAGGCTTACGAGGTCGCGTTTGATAGCATCAAGGACATGGTTAGAGACACAGATATCACGATTGGAGACCTGAAGCGTGATGTGATTGATTACCAGGCCGTACGGGATGCCATGTTTGAGCTGCCTCATGAGTACCATGACAAGCTTAAGGCTGTCCTACAGGACAAGTTGGTTGACATTGAGACGGAGATTGCTGAGCTGCTGGCCGATAAGAAGGAATGGGTTGATATGCGCCGCAACTCCTCCAAGCCAATCACAAAACAGCAGGCCCTGCAGGATGTAGAGCTTGTGAGGACGTGGAAGGATGCTAACGCTACTTTCAAGTTCCTGGTGAGGTACGGTTACGTCAAGCTAATCACAGAGCTAGAGCGCATGGTTGCCGACAAGGCGCTGGACAACAGCGAGGTTGATGCAATCCTGCCTTTGGTTGGAGGTGTCGCATGAGTGATCAAGTCACAAAGATGACCAATAAGAGTAAGAACACTGTCCCGGTGGAGCTGGAAGGTGGTCAGACTGTGTTTGTACCTCCCCGTGGTACTCTTGAGAACCAGAGTGTTGCTAATTTGGACCGGGTTCGCCCCCATTTCCAGGTGGAGCAGAACCTGACTGAGGTCAACCCTGTGTCTCCGCCAGAGTCTCCTCGGGTGAACCTGAATGAGCCGAGGAAGCCATCAGTTAAGCCGAGTCGTAGGCGCCGTCCTCTGAACGGGTAGGTGTCTTGTGTTAGGTTTGACTGATGTAGCAATGGGCCTAGCCCTGTTGAACCGCTTTAAGGATGTGGTTCCTGGGATAGCGATGGTAAACAGGGACGTGGTCTTTGTCCCGGAGGAGAATGCTCAGCGTTTGCATGCTGAGAGGGCTAAGAAGGACATACTGAACTTTATCAGTGTCTGGCGTACGGGTACGGCCTTTGAGTGGGAGAGGAATCAAAGCCCGGCTGCTAATGTAGGACTGTTTACCCACCTGGATACTGGTAGTCCGATTGCTGTGTTTAAGGGGAAGAAGGCACTCCCTGTAGCTCTTACATACGATGTTGTGTACTGGGCAAAGAATAAGCCGGATGTTAATGAGTATTTGCAGCAGCTTCTGTGGTGGGTGCATGACGATCCAGATCTGAAGTTTACTGCCTTTACGGAGGAGCTTCCCTTCTGTTTTGACATGCACTTTGAGCCACCTGATGAGGAAGTCAAGGACTGGTTCAAAGACGCTAGGTACTATGTAGTCCGTCACAGGATCAAGATTGATGGTTACGTGTTAAAGGACATCAGGGAATTCCAGGTAAATGAACTGATCTTAAGAGTCTTTCTTGAGGGCCAAGGAGAGGACGTTCTGGCCTTCGTCAAGACTATCACTGGGGACGACGCATTACCAGCAACCTAAGTTGCTAAGGGGAGGAACTGGACATGGGCTTTTTCTTATCACCCGGCGTGTTTACACGCGAGATTGACCTTAGTGACATAGTTCCGAATGTCGCAACGTCTATCGGTGCTCTTGTGGGTGCCCCGACAAGGGGTGACATAGCTGATCCTGTGTTGATCACCAATCAGGAGCAGTTCTTCCAGGAGTACGGGGATACCATCCTTGGTAACGACTTCTACTACTCAGCTCTTGGGTTCTTGACGCAGGGTCGTCAGCTCTTCTGCATGCGTGCAATCAATGGCGCCCTGTTTGGTGGTGTTGAGATCAAGGAGAACGGTTCTTCGCAGGCTAATGCGGGCTTCTCAGTAGGTGAAGTTGATCCTACTGCGCATGTCTTTGGTCTGGATGGTCTGTTTACTATCTATCCGAAGGACCCTGGAGTCTGGAATAACACCGTTAAGGTGAAGGTTCTGAACATCGATGTTGTTAATCACCTCTTCGACATTGAGGTCTGGTTCCCCAATGCAGATGGTGTTGACCAGCGGGTTGAGGTCTTCACGGGCTGCTCCCGTCAGACCAAGCTGGATGGCTTTGGTATCCAGAGGTATGTCGAGATCAGGGTTAACGAGTTTAGCCAGTTCATTCGGGTCAAAGATAACACCCTTGTGGTTGCTACTACGGACCCGAAGGAACAGTTGGCTCTTCTGGCTAGTGCTGGAGGTACCGATGGTGCTGCCATTACAGATGGCCTGATCAACACTGCCTGGGATAAGTTCTCCAACCCAGACGAGATCACTGTCAGTCTGTTGATAAACGGTGGCTTTACCACTCCATCTGTTCAGAACAAGATGATTTCTATTGCCGAGGCTCGGAAGGACTGTGTCGCTATCCTGGACATGCCTCTGGCAGATAATACGGCGACGCTGATGCAGACCTACCGTAACACTACTCTTAATGCTAACAGCACCTATGCCGCTCTGTATACTCACTGGCTTAAGATCTTTGATGAGGTGAATGATCAGATTGTGACGGTACCTCCGTCTGGCTTTGTTGCTGCTCAGTATGCCTTTACAGACTTTGTACGTGACCCTTGGTGGGCACCAGCTGGATTTAACCGAGGCCGCTTGATTGTTTCGGGTGTGTCTGTCATCTTCACCCAGGGTGAGAGGGAACTCCTATCTCCCGATCAGATTAATGTCATTCAGTCCTTCAAGGGTGAAGGTATTGTGATCTGGGATGAGAGGACTCTGCAGACCAAGTCCTCGGCATTGAGTTCTATACCCATCAGGCGCCTGCTCATCACTCTTGAGAAGTCTGTTTCTACGTCCCTGCGCTTCTTTGTCTTTGAGCCTAATGATGATGCAACCCGCTTGCGGATCACTTCGATGATTGAGGAGTTCCTGGAGCTGGTGCAGAACCGCCGGGGCATTGAGTCCTTCCTGGTGGTATGTGATGAAACAAACAACACACCTGCTGTAAGGGAGCGTGGTGAACTGTTGATCGACGTCTACATCAAGCCGGTCTTCGCTGCCCGCTTCATCCAGCTGTCCATGATAATCACGAGGCTCGGTGCGAGCTTCGAGGAAACGATTGCACTCGGCGCGTAAGCCACTTGCTTACTGAGGGAGGTTCGTTATGGGTAGAATGTCCATTAACACACTTAAGGCTAACCTGCAGAATCCGGCACGCCGGTATCTGTGGGAGCTGTTCTTTCCAGTTATCCCTGGTGGGGGTGATATTGATGCTATCCGCACCCGAGTGCAGACGGCTGTTATCCCTGGTGAATCGAGTGGCAATATCCATATTGATTATAAGGGTACCGGTGGTTTTAATGTGCCGGGTCGGCTGAGATTCCCTCAGACTATTACGGTTGAGTTTCTTGAGGGTGAGGACAGCATTATCTTTAATGCTATCAATGCTTGGCGCGGTCTTATTACGGATCACATCCTTGGCACTGGTGAGCCTGACTCTGTTGTTAAGGCCCCTATCTATCTGAAGCTCCTGACTAAGCAGGATACGGAGTGGAACGGGGCTGTGATGTCTGGTGCTTATCCTCAGGATCGCCCTGATGTGGCTCTGGACTATACCACTGATGCAGAGATCCGGTTCACTGTGACCTTCCAGTACGATCTTTGGACGCCACTGAGCTCAAGTGCCGCCGCTGATCAAGCCATTC